GGCGAAACTAAAAATTGAATTGATAAAACGAACAAAATAATAATAATAAAAATTTTTAAAAATGAAATCAAGTATTGAATTGAAAGAATTGAGAAATGATATTATTTCAGAATTAGAAGTTATAAAAGAAACTGCAACTGCAGAAGAAAGAGATTTAACTACTGATGAGAATGATAACATGGATTCACTTCTAAAAAAAGCAGATGATATATCTGTTAAAATTGAAAGAGCTGAGAAAGTTGAAACTGAAATTAGAAATAATGTAAAGTTTGCTGGAACTCCAGTTCAAAAAGTAAACACTGACAAAGCTACAAGAGGATGGTCTTTATTTAAAGCTATCAATGAAGTTAGAAATGGTGGACAATTAACAGGTCTTGAAGCAGAAATGCACCAAGAAGCTGAAACTGAAGCTAGAAAAGGTTTACAAGGTATTGGAATCCCAACAATGATGAAAGAAGAAAGAGGGATAATTGACCAAGGAACTTCTGCAATTGCTCCAACTGCTGTTGGTGCTTATGTTGATAGCTTACAAGCTGCTGGACTTTTCAACAGAGTGGGATTAAACAATTTAGGAACAGTCGCAGCCGATACTGTATTACCAATAGCTGGAGGTTCAACTGTTGCATGGAACACTGAAAATGGTGCTTCTGCTGATGGTGGTGCTGACTTTGGAAAAGTTACTTTATCTCCAAACAGATTAACTGGATATGCAGATTTATCAAATGTAATATTAGCTCAAAACGGACCTTCTGCTGAAGCTTCTGTAATGAGAGATATGGGGAGAAATATGGCAACTCAAATTGATGCTGCAATGTTTGCTTCTTCTGATGTTACAAATGCTCCTGGTTGTATAGTTGGAACTTCTGGAACTTTAACATTTACTGAAGCTACTTTTGGTTCTGGTTCTATTGCTTCTGATATGTTAGAAGCTATCCAAACTGTTGCTGATGATCATGGATTAGATGGAAACTTATCTTTCGTTAATTCTTGGGAATTATACTCTGCAATAAAGAAAGAAGCTCAAGTTTCTTCAACTTATCCTTTATATGTAGATGATAGATTAGCTGGTTATCCTGGATATTTCTCTTCTGCTCCTGGTTCTTCTGCTGGTGCGTCTGGAGATGGTATGTTTGGTGATTTTGGTAGAGTTTACTTTGCACAATTCGGACCTAGTAACATTATAGTAGATCCTTATTCTGCTGCTGGAACTGGTAGCGTTAGGTTAATAATGAATAACTATTTTGACTGGGGTGTTGCTTCTGGTGCGTCTTTTGTTAAATTTACTACTTTAACAGCGTAAGTTAATTGAATAATTAAGAAAGGGCTGGTTTTAGATAGCCAGTCCTTTTTTTTAAAAAAAATAAAAAAATGTATAGAAGTTTAAAAGTAAATACCTTAGCAACAAATCCATTGTTTACCACAGCTGAAGCAAAGGATTTCTTAAAAGTTGATACAACAGCAGATGATACTTTAATAGATAATTTGATTAAAGCGGCAACTCAATCTTGTGAGGAATATACAAATCAATACTTCATTGATACATTAGTTACACAATACAGTGATAATTGGCTAGAGGTTTATAGACTTTATAAAAGTCCAGTTTCAGCAATTACACACATAAAATATTATGATACAAACGATTCTTTGCAAACATTAGCTTCTTCAAATTACATATTGGATGATGCTTCAAAACCTGCAAGAATTGGATTGGCTGTTGATGCAACACTTCCAACTTTAGCAGATAGAATAAACGCTGTAGAGGTAAAATATACAGTTGGATATGGAACAGCTTCAACTGATGTTCCTGATGGTATTAAACAAGCTGTTTTATTGACCATTGGAAATTGGTATGAAAACAGACAAACAGTTATAACAGGAAGAACAGCAACTGAACTTCCATTATCAAGTCAATATTTATTGAACCAATATAAAATTCAAGTATGTTAAGTATAGGACAACTTGATAGAAGGATAACTATAACATCCCCAACATATGTAACTAATAAATATGGAGAGGAAACAAAAACTTATGCAACTGTTTATACATTATGGGCAAAAGTAGATTGGAAAAGTAGCAACAGAAAAGAAGAGTCCCAAGAGCAAGTTAATAAAACAGATGTAATTTTTTACATAAGAAATCTAGGAGTTGATTTAAGAACAACTTACAGAGTTGAATATGATAACGAAACATACATCATTCATGGGATAAAACAAATAGATGGAAGAGAACAATTTTTGGAATTAGAAACAAGAATAAAAGACAATCAATCATGAGTGGGGTTTCAGTAGAAGTTAAAGGAATTAAAGAGATAGCAAAATTGTTTTCTCAATTGCCAAAACAAGTTGATGAAGATAAAATTTGGGGGAGGTTTTGGAAAAAAGTAACTATTCCTTTACAAAAAGAAGCTGCTGGAAATGCACCTGTTGCAAAAAAAGATGTTGTTTATCCTGCTGATTCATCTTTAAAAATTACAAAAGGAACTTTAAGAGATTCTATCATATTTTACAGAACAAAAGCTTCCAAAAAGCCATGGATTCATGGTGGGTATATTGGACCAAGAGTTAAAGGAAAGTTTAGAAAAAACAAAGGGGGATATTTTGGAGCGTGGGTTGAATACGGGCATAAAACAGGACACAAGGGGAAAAAAACAGAAGATAATCCCTACATGGAAAGAGCTTGGAAATCTAAAAACAGCGTTGTTTTGAAAGATGGATTTAAAGAAGCAGAAAAAATATTTGTTAAGGCAGTAAAAAGCCATGAAAAAAGATTACAAAAATACGGAAGTTTAGGATATTAAAATGGATATAGGAAAAGCAATATATAAAATATTAAGTGATAACATTGCAGTGAGTTCAATGGTGGGAACAAGGATTGCTCCAAATGTAATGAAGCAAACCTCAGCATTTCCTTTCATTGTTTATGATGTAAGTTCAGACACACCTGAGGGGCAAAAAGATTCTGTTGCTTTATTAGATACTGCAAACATAATGGTTTCAGCTTATTGTAAAACATATTCAGAAGCTTCTAAACTTGCTAACTATATAAGAACAGCATTGGACAGAGTGAATGGGGTTTATAACGCTGTAAATATTCAAGCAATTGATTTTGATGGTTATGATGATGTATTTGATGATATGAGTGGTAGTGATGGGATTTATAGAAAATCCTTAAACTTTAATATTAGAATTATAAATTCATTCAACAATATTTATTCAACTCATTTTGATGGGGTTGATGATTATGTTTCTTTGGGAGTTTCTGGATTAAGTGCAATGAAACAAACAGGATCTATTTCTTCATGGTTTAAATTAGAAACAATCGCATCTTCAGCAAATATATTCCAAACAAAAGTTGATGCAAATAATAAGATTTTGATTTATTATCAAGCTTCAAATAACGAATTGTTTGGAACTTATAAAGCGGGGGGAACTGCTGCAACAGCAATTACAACAGAAGCAGTGGAAGGGGATGGTTTATGGCATCATGTAGCGGTAACTTGGGATTCAATCTCAGCAAGAGAGATAAAACTTTATTTAGATGGAACATTAAAAGACACCACAAGTTTAACAACGGGCTCTATTACAGAAAGTTTTGAAGATGCAGCAATTGGAAATAATACTTCAGGCGGAGGGTTTTGGAAAGGAAATATTGATGAAGTAGTTTTATTCAACAAAACACTTGACGCAACAGAGGTTTCAAACCTTTACAATGATGGACTTCCGTTTAATCCTCAACCAGTTGCAAATATGATAGGTTACTGGAAAATGGGAGATGGTGGTATAGTTGGAAATTCAATTGCAACTTATCCAACAATTGTGGATGAAACAGGAAACAATAATGGAACAATGACTAACATGACATCAACAGACTTTGAAGCTGATGTTCCAGAATAAAGATATGGAAAAAAAGTATGTTATAATAAATAAAGAAATGGTTGAGGCGGTAGATTTCAAACAAGTTATTGAAACATCAAAATCAACTTTAAGATATAGTTTAGATGGGAGTAAAACAATTCTAAAATTTGTAGGGAAAATACCTCCCTTTTTGGATGGGGAAAAGGTTTATTCTCATGATGAAATAATTGAACAAATCAACAATCCAGATAATGGTTGGATTGATAAAAATGAATAAAAAATGAAATTTGAATTAAAAAGAAGATATGTTGTGAATGAAATAAAGACGTTAGAAGCTGGAGCGGTTATTGACGTAACACAAGAAAAATATCAATGGCTTGAAGAAAATGGATATGGAGAGCCTGAAAAAATAAAAGAAAAGAAATCAAAAAAAGCTCAAAAGGAGCAAAAATAAAATAATTATAAATTTATAAAATAGAAAAAAATGGCAAACGGACAATTAAACGGAACGGATTTAGGGGTTTTTGTTGGAGGGACTCTCGTAGCTTACAGCACGAATGCAACTATCAACATGAACCACAGCCCGCGTTCTACAACAAACAAAGAATCTTCTGGCTGGGAAGAAAATATGGAAGGATTAAGAAACTGGGATGTTTCTTGCGATGCTTTATATGCATGGCTTGATGCAGATGGAAATCCAATTTCAAATGAAACTTTAAGTGAAATATTCACTGGATACATGCATACTAGAGCTTCTTTCGATTTAACTTTTGGAGTTACTACATCAGGAACAGGAGATACAAAATATACTGGAACTGCTTGGCTAACTTCTGCAAGTTTAACAGCACCTTTAGAAGATACAGCAACTTTTTCAGTATCTTTCCAAGGTAGTGGAGCTTTAACACAAACTATTGCTTAACAACAATTTTAAGATCCTGCCTCCCTGTTTTCTTTTCTGAGTAGGGGGGTAGGTTTCTTTATTATCAGAAAAGACAAAACACTTAGAAAATGAAATATGAAATATTAGAGATTGGAGAAC